CCCCCGCCGCAGACGCTTATTCCGTCACGGTTCGGGGAGACATCAACTGAGAGGAGCGATACAATGGGACTTCCCGAACTTACTTTTTCTCTGAAAAAGGCTGCTGACAATGTGGCCACGCGCGTGTCCTCCGGCATCGTTGCCATGATTCTGCGTGATGCCAAGGCCAACGGCCTTCATACCATCAACCGCGAAAGCGACATCCCCAGCGAACTGGGTGCAGCCAACATTGCCGCCATCAAGCGCGCGATGCTGGGCTACATTACCAAGCCGACCACGCTCTATGTTAGCGTGATTGGTGCAGACGCCGACATCAAAACTGGCTTTCAGGCTCTGGCCATTCACAGTTACGATTATCTGGTCGGCCCCGTGGACATTGCCTCTGCTGACGCGACCGCTCTGGCCGCACAGGTCAAGGCGCAACGGACAAAGCGCTATGTGGGCAAGGTGATCCTTCCTAACGTGGCCGCCGATGATGAAGGCGTGATCAACTTTGTTTCGAGCGGCATCAAGGTCGGCGAGGGGACATTCACGGCCGCCCAGTACGCCGGCCGCATCGCCGGCGTTCTGGCAGGCACGCCTGCTTATTGCAGCGCCACCTATGCGGCTCTGCCGGAGGTGACCGGTGTGGATACGTTGGCAGATCCCGACAGTGCTGTGGACGCCGGCAAACTGTTTCTGATCGACGATGGCCGACAGGTGAAGCTGAGCCGTGCGGTAACGAGTAAGACCACTCTGGCCGAGGATGACCCTGACATGCTGAAGAAGGTCAAGCTCGTGGCCGCGCTGGATCTGATCCGCTATTATGCCATCACCACCGTCGAGGACGAATATCTGGGCAAGTGCGCCAACACCTATGACAACAAGTGCATCCTGCTGGTGGCCTTCTCTGACTTCTTCGCCTCTCTGGAAGCGCAAAACGTCATTCAGGAGGGTAGCTCCGGCGCTGAGCTGGACGCCGAAGCGATCCGCACTTATCTGCTGGGGATCGCAGAAGAGGCCGGAGACACCGAGGAAATTGCTCGCATCAAAGCGCTGACCGATGAAGCCCTCCGCAAGGAGGATACTGGCAGCCACGTATTCCTCTATCTGTACGGCCACGTGCTGGATGCGATGGAGGACTTCCATATCACGCTGGAAGCGCAGTAAGGAGGGAGAACGATGTCTGATATTCTGAATGCTGCGGAAGTACGCAGCGGTACCTGGGGTGAACTCTGGCTGGATGGCGAGCAGGTTGCCGAGTGCTACGGCTGCCAGATCAAGGTCAACAAGACCAAGGATGACGTGACACGCTGCCGCACGCTGGTGGCCGGCAAGAAGATGACCGCCGTGTCCATCACCGGCACCATTCGCATCTATAACGCAACCAGCCGTCTGATCAAGCTGGAAGCGGAGGCCCTGAAGCAGGGCAAGGATCTGCGCCACACCATCATCAGCAACCTGGATGATCCTGACAATGCCGATAACCAGCGCATTGCCGTCAAGGGCGTTTCCTTCGATGACCTGACGCTGGCTGACTGGCAGGCCGCCCAGCTGGGCCAGATCGAAGCACCCTTCACAGCCGAGGATTATACCGTGATGGATTCCTGAAAAAAGCGGCCTCGTCCTCAGAGATGAGGGCGGGGCCGTTCTCAATTATGGAGGTTACACTATGGCAACTGAGATGACAAAGACCGCCGCACAGCCTTCCGTGCTGGATCTGCTGCTGGGCGGAGATATCCCCAACGTGGAAAAGGAACTGCCCACCGCCGCCTACAAAATTGACCGGCTGAGCGATCTTGCCGGGCACGATGTGGTGTTCAAGTTGAAGGCGCTGCCTTACGGTAAGGTGCACGACATTGAACGGTTTACCCAGGATACGGAGGTCCATATCCTGTTGGCTGGCTGCGTGGAGCCCAATCTGAAGGATGAGCGGCTGCTGGAGAAATTCGGCGGTGCCACGCCGGCAGATGCGGTCAAGAAGATGCTGTTGGCCGGTGAGATCGCGGATCTGAGCGCGGCGGTGGAGCGGCTGAGCGGCTATCGCCGCATGACCATCAGCGAAGTAAAAAACGCTTGACGGACGGCAGCGACCCGGAGCTGGGCTTGCTGTACTACCTGTTTTCCGCCCACAACTGGGGTCTTGCGGATCTGCGGGCCCTGTGGGAGGGCGAGACGGGCTGGCATGACCTGATCCTGGCGCTGTCGTCCTATGAGGCAAACCAACGAGCGGAGGCCCGCAAAGGAGTTCCGCCGAAAAAAGCGGTGAAGGCTACGAAAAAGCGCAAAAAATAAACCGCCTTCCTACCGGAAAGCGGTTTAGGCGGACATCCAAACCAGAAAAGCAAGGGACGCTGCACCAAGAATTGAGATATAAAGCAGTAAGCCTTTAATGCCCCTGGGGACTTCGCTCCATTTCATAGCATTCACCTCGGTTTCTTTATACCACGATTGAGAAAAACTGTCAAGGAGAGGAGGGGAAATCATGCCCGATGCGTCCATTGTGGTCAAGGCGACCGACCGATATTCGGAAGCCATGAAGAAGATGGCGTCGGTCACCAAGTCGTTCAGCAAAGATGTTGACGCCTTGGAAGACACGCTGTATGCCCTGAATAAGAACAAAATCACGCTGAAGATGGACCTCAGCAAGGCCAAGTCCGAGTTGAAGGCCGCGGAAAAGCAGTTTGATCTGACGCATTCCGCCGCGGACGGCCTGAAGCTGGAGCTGGCACAGGCCAACTATGACAGCATGGTTCGCAACCTGAAGGCCGTTACCAGTGCGGCGCGAGATACGGAGAAAGCTATCTCCAAGGTCGAAAATCAATCGAAAAGCCAGAAGGCCACCGTTACCAGCGTAGCTACTGCGATCGCAGCCAGCGGCATCGGCGATATGGCCAAGGAGCTGGCACTCAGCTTCGGCACTAGTGTCGCCGGGAGCCTGGGGGGAGATAACGCAGGGACGATGGCGTCTTCTGTCCTTTCCTCTGCGGCTACCGGAGCCGCTATGGGCTCGATCATACCCGGGATCGGTACTGCGCTGGGCGCGGCGATCGGCGCCGCGGTCGGCGGACTCAGCGGAGGCTTGCAGATCTACGAGAAGAAGGACGACGCCTTCAAGTCCTTTGTAGAAGACGCTTATGAGACTGTCACTGGTGAGCAGAGCAGTTCCCTCACCTCCGGCAGCTCTATCGCCGGCAGCCGTGAGCAGACACGCATGGCTTTTGCCCAGCGGATGGGCGAGGAAGAGGCAGACGCCTATCTGGAGCGTGTCAAGACCATGGCCACCAGCACCAACTACAGCTATGACGAGATCACCGGCTACAGTAAGCTGCTGCTGAACACCTATGACGGGGATAAAACGCTGTCGGTGCTTCAGACGCTGTCAGACGCTTCGGCGGGTCTGAACCTGGATTCCTCCGATGTCAATATGTTCATCTCTGGCTTGAGCCGCATGAGAACGACCGGCAAGGCCACGCAGGAATACCTCAATTACTTCTCCGAACGGGGCGTGGATGTGTATCAGGCGTTGGCCAACTCCACCGGTGCGGACAAGTCGAAGATTGCCGAGATGGTGACCGGCGGCAAGATCAGCGGTACCGATGCGGCGGAAGCCATCCTGACCTACATCAACGAGACCTACGGCGGCCTGTCCGAGAAGCTGGCCACCACCTATGACGCCATGGTGGATAACCTGGCCGATTTCCAGGCTGACATGGATGCCGCCATGGGCGAGGGTTACAACGAGGGCCGCAAGGAGGGTCTGCAGGCCCAGATGGACTGGATGAGCGGCGAGAGCGGCGCGGCCGTTGAGGAGGCAAACCGTGCCATCGGTGCATGGCAGGCCGAACTGGAAAACAGCAAAGAACAGTACATCCGCGACGCCATGGATGCCATGATGGCTTCTGACGAATATCAGACAGCCAAGGCCGAGGGCGATGCCGCAGAGATGGGCAAGCTCATCATGCAGGCTAAGGTGCAGGGCATGAATGAGTATAACGCCAGCGACGGGGCGCAGCTGGCGTTGGAGTCCGAGATGTCGCTTGTGGCGGCGATCCGCAACGACACGGGTCTTAACCAGGATTACTGGGATGCCGGCTACGAAAAGGGGCAGGAATTCACGAAGGGCCTGGCGGCCGCGAGAAAGGCGAATTATCAATCCGCTCTTTCTGCATCGGACTACACTTACACGCCCACCGGCGAGATCCCCCGCAGCGCAGTCTATACCGGCAGCGGGTACGCCACGGGCATTGACTATGTTCCGTATGATAACTTCCCTGCCCTGCTCCACCAAGGTGAGCGCGTGCAGACCGCCGTAGAGGCACGGAGCGAGGGCAACTCCGGCGGCATCCAGATCGTGATGTACGGCACGACAATCCGCGAGGATGCGGATGTTGACCGCGTGGCTGCGGCATTGCTCCAGAAGATGGAATTGGCTGGAATGAGGGGGTGAGCCGGTGCAGATCTGTTTTATTCGTGACAGCGTCTCTCTGGTCATGCCGGTAACGCCGGACACCTACCAATGGACGGTGGGCAAACGCATCGAGACCATCAACATCAATGCGCTGGGGGACGTCTATCGCCCCGGCGGCATGACGCGATTCTCCGGCAACCTGGACTTTCTGCTCCCGGCGCAGGATTATCCGTGGATGGAGGCGGGCTCCCACGCAGAGCCGCAGTATTATCTGGACTACCTCAACGCCTGGGCTGCCGACGGGAAGGTCATCCGTATGGTGATTACCGGGACAGAGATCAACACCCTGATCTACATCGAGGACGTCACGCAGAGCGAGAAAGATGGTACTGGTGACCGCTATGTTACCGTGGCTATCCGTGAATACTGCGACCTGGAGGCAAAGGAAGTGGCCGCGGCCGGCGGCACCCAGAACAACGGCCGGGCAAACGACGCCTCCTCCTCCAGAAAAACGCAGGCTTATACGATCGTCTCTGGAGACACCCTCTCGGTGATCTGCCGCCGGTATTACGGCAAATCTTCCGCAAAGTACTACAACGCTCTGGCCAAATATAACGGGATCAAAAATCCACATCTGATCTATCCCGGCGTGACGATACAGGTTCCGTCCGAGACGGTTTTGCTGGGGGGATCCGCATGATGATCTATCTGACCAAATCCAAGTCCGGTACCAGGGACATCACGGATATCCTGACGTATTGGACATGGTCGGGCGATAAGTCTACCATCAGCCGACAGCTGACCGGCGAGGTGGCTTACATCGAAAACAGCCAGCTTCCGGTACCGGAGATCGGTGACCTGGTCACGATGACCGACGGTGGCGAGAAGAAGTTTGTAGGCATTGTGCTGCAGAGAAGCCTCGGCTCGGAAGACAGTACCATGGCCTTCACCGCCTTTGACTACGGCTATTATCTGCAGCGCAATGACGGCACCTACAAATTCACCGGCGCAACGCCGGAGGAGATGACTCGTTTGGCCTGCGCCGACCGAGGGATCCCCATTGCGCAGATGCCACACACAGGCATTCCGCTCCGGAGAAAATTTACCGGCGTGAAGCTGAACCAGCTGATCACCACCGCATGGACACTGGCCAGCGAGAAGAACGGGAAGGTCTATGCGATCCGTTATACCCCTGCCGGCCTGCTGGTGAAGGAGCGCACCGTCAGCACGTCCAGTCTGGTCCTGAAGGCTGCATCCAACCTGATGAACGCCACCACGAAGGAAGATGCGACCCAAATGGTCAACAGCGTGGCCATCTACGACCAGAACGGTAACTTTCTGCGGAGAATGGGTGACAGCGAAGCACAGAAGCTCTGCGGCGTGATGGAGCAGCATGTCACCCAGGGAAATGACGGAGCAGCGAGGGCTGATGCGTCTGCCAAGAAGATCCTTGCAGACGGCAAGCTGCAGAAGACCGTGACGGTCAACGTTCTGGGAGACATGAGCCTGCTGACCGGAGAAACCGTGGTGGTCAGAGAGGGTAAGACCGGGTTGACCGGCATTTTCTGGATCGACGCCGATGTCCACACCTGGAAGAACAAGAATTACTACACGAAGCTGACGCTGAATTGCCGGAATGTGATGGCAACGGCCGACGCAGGAAGTGAGGTCAAATGAGCGACGCCAGAGACCCCTATCTGGGGCTGAATAACCACATCCGGCAGCAGGCCCGGGAGCAGGCACCGACGTATTACGCCATCGGAAAGATCCTCTCCCTGCGGCCGCTGAAGATCCGCGCCGACGGGCTCGACCTTGACAGGGATGACCTGCGTGTGCCGGAGTCAATGTATTCGAATTTCATCCAGGAGAAGCCTGTTGAAGGACGCGGCGTCCGGACGCGGCTTCCTATGAAGGAATTTGTGTGCAAGTGTGCGCTGTCCATCGGCGTGGCCACCCGGCCGGAGGAGTACGTCTACGGTGCGACAATTCTCCAGGTTGATGACGAGGTTCTGCTCATGCGATCCAGCGACGGGCAGACCTACTACCTTCTCGAGAGGATGGTGGAGCTGCCGTGAGCCTGTTCCCTTTGATCTCAGAGCCGGATACCGGGGAACTGACCGGCTCTGACGGCCTTCCGCTCTACCGCGAGGTGGACTGGGACTTCCGGACGAACAAACCCGTCTGGAAAGGTGGAAACCCCGTATACGTGACGGGGGGACGCGCCGTTCTGGTGTGGGCGTGGAATGCGCTGCACACCATGCGCTTCAACCACGACGTGTTCAGCACCGACTACGGCCTTGACGGAAATACCTTGCTGGGGCAGGCATATTCCGGAGAGGTGCGGGAATCTGAGGCCATCCGCATTGTACGGGAAACGCTGCAGGTCAATCCGTATATCACGAACGTCACGCAGGTAAGCGTGAGCTTCGAGGGCTCAGTCCTGCATCTGAGTTTCAAATTGACAACGATTTATGGGGAGGTGACCATTGATGACTGCGACATCGCCTTATGACGAGCTGACGCCGGAAAGCATCAAGGCGAGCATGCTCTCTGACCTGACGGCCAAAGGAGTTGACGTCAGCATCAGAGAAGGGTCCTACGCAAATACGCTGGTAAGCGTAGCGGCTTATCAGCTGTTCAAGATGTACCAGCAGTTCCCGAGCTTGCTTCACATGGCCTTTCCGGATGAGACCTCCGGCGAGTACATCGATAAAAATGCGGCGCAGATCGGCATGGTTCGCGCCGCCGGCAAGAAAGCCACCGTGGAAATCGCCTTCACGGGGACTGAGGGTACATATATTGCCGCCGGGACGGCGCTCTATGCGCCTGAGAGCGGTTTGCAGTTCCTGACGACCGAGGAGGCCATCATCACGGATGGCTCCGCAACAGCGCCCGCAGAGGCCGCTGAGGTGGGTGCGGATTATAACCTCCCACCCGACAGCATCACGGCCATGTATGTCAACGTTGCCGGCGTTCTCAGCGTGACCAATACCGAGGCAGCGGTCGGCGGCGTAGACGTGGAGAGTGACATCGACTTTTTTGCCCGGTATCATCAACGCCGGACGCTGCCCATCACATCCGGCAATAAGAACCACTATATCACCTGGGCGCTGGAAACTACCGGTGTGGCCTATGCCAACTGCGAACCCCTGTGGAACGGGAACGGGACTGTCCGGGTCATTATTGCCGGAGCGGATCGGGGGCCGGTGGATGAAACGATTCGGCAGAACTGCTATGACCACATTGAGGAGGAACGGCCCATCGGCGCCACGGTCACCGTGGTCAGCGTGGTCACGCGGGAGATCCCGCTGACGGCGACCGTGACGCTACTGGATGGATACACCACGGAGGACGTGAAGAATCAACTGACGGCGGCGGTGGGTGAACTGCTGGCCAGCCAGACCTTCGGCGAGGAGGTGCGTGTCCCGTTCAGCCGCTTTCTGGCCTGCTTGCTGCAATGCCCCGGCGTGGCGGATTACAGCGCTCTGACGGTGGACGGTGGCATGTCAGCCATCACCATCAATGCGGAGGATGCCGCGGTGGTTGGAACAGTTGCCATCAGCTGAGGGAGGGAAACCACATGAGTACACTACCGAACCGGGAACGGGTACCCGAATACCATTATGCGTCTGAGCAGAGCAAGGCCCTGATCGACATGCTGGAGGACGCCAGTCTTGAGGCCAAGGCCGCGCTGGAGGACGTGATGGCGCAGTTCTTCGTAGACACAGCCACCTGGGGGCTTACCCTCTGGGAGCAACAGGTGGGCATTGAAACCGACAACTCACTGCCGCTGGCGACCCGCCGCGCGGCCATCCGGCAGAAGCTCGTGGCCAGCGGCAATACCACCTCAGAGATGATCCGCGGGCTGGCAGAGGCGCTCACCGGCTATGAGGCGAAGGTAGAGGTCAACGATGACTACAGCTTTTCGCTCAGCTTCTGGGGCGAGAAAAATCAGTTGGCGACCATCGACGTGGCAGAGCTGAAGACCGTTGTAGAGCAGATCAAGCCGGCACACCTGCGCTTTGTGATCAGCGGCATCACATGGGCCGATCTGGAAAGCGTAAATATGACCTGGAAGTATTTTGAGGATAACCCGACAACGTGGGCGCAGCTGGAATCCATGTTCTGTATCCATGCAAAAGAGTAAGAGGAGGAAATTTTTATGGGCAGATTTTTCGGAAAACGCTGGAAGATCGACGGTGTGACGGCAGGGCCGATCAGTCGTCACTATCCGGCCAACGGCCGCTATTTGGTGATCTTCGAGCGGGACGACGCCTTCCTGGAGCAGATTGAGAAGATCAACTGGGCCAAGCCCACGATGCAGCGTCTCAGCGAGGACGCCAATGAACAGGGCCTCCCGGAGGGCTACGGCTTTAAGGTCGTTGATATCAAGTACAACAACAGCGGCCGTTACTACACGGTAGAGTTGCAGACGGCAAGCCAGTATCTCGGCGATGTGACGCAGTATCAGGAACAGATTGCAGAGCTGGAGAGCGCTGCCGCTGAGAAGGACAGCATCATCACAGAGCAGGCCGCGCAGCTTGCCCGGAGCGAAGAAAATCTTTCCGTTGCCAACGCACAGCTGGCAGAAGTGGAGGCAGCTTATGATGACAACTGAGAAACTCGCCGCCGTGAAGGGGGCCGTTATGGACGGAAAGCTGGTGCAGTCCGCCGGCGGAATTACTGTCAAAATGGGGCAGAGCGACAAGTTGGGTTTTGACTGGAAAATCTTTTGTGTGAACGATGTGGAGGTCAGAAAAGACTACATCGAGCAGGAGAACCCCGTTGGAACCAGTGCAGAGAATCCCATCCCGTATAGCGAGGGTGTTCCTCTGATCAACAATGCCTATTACCTTGTGGACGGCGTCATCAAGGTCTGGATGGAAGAGTGGGTGGACTGGGAGGCCTGACGGGATGATGATTGAACTGACGCCGCAGACTATCGTGACCGCTGGAGCGGTTATTACGGCGGCGCTCCTGCTGATCCAGCGCTTTGCAAAGGGGGTGCGCTGGTTCGACCAGCAGGAGAAGCAGACCACAGACATTGCGGCATTGAAGGCAAAGCACGAAGCCGATATGAAAGCCCTGAAGCAGGCTCTGACCGAGGATATGCGCGGCATCAATGAGGAGCAGACGCTTCTTACATACGGCGTCCTGGCCTGCCTGAAGGGTTTGAAGGAGCAGGGGTGCAACGGACCTGTGTCCGAAGCGATCAATAAGATTGAAAAGTTCCTGAATAAAAAAGCACATGGAGACTGAAAGGAGACGTTGACATGGAACTGCATGAAATTCTAATCTACGGTGTGGCGGCGCTAGGCTGCTTCATCCTGGCCATTCTAATCAAAGGCAATCGTCAGGCGGTACTCCAGCTCGCCACGGATCTCATCAACAAGGCTGAGAGCACCATTCAGGGCTCTGGCATGGGCGCGGACAAGAAGGCTCTGGTCATCGCCCAGCTGCAGGCTGCCGGCATCAAGGTTACATCCTGGCTGGATCACCAGATTGATGTGATCGTGGCCACGCTGAATAAGACCGGAGCATGGCTGGCCACGAAGACCCAGGAGGGCATCTCTGGAATGAACCAGGACACGGAGCGTTCCCATGAATAAGCGACCAATCCTGTACCTCCAGACAGATGGCCGCTGGAAGGCCGAACCCTACCGAGTGCCGGGTGAGAATTCCACGATCGGCAGTTCCGGCTGTGGCCCCACCGCCGCGGCCATGTTGATCGAGACCCTCACGGGCAAGGCCTTCACGCCGGTGGATGCCTGCAAGTGGTCCATCGAGCACGGATACAAGGCTCTGAAGCAGGGTACCTATTACTCCTACTTCAAGCCCCAGTTTGAGGCATTCGGCATCAAATGCGATATGCTGAACTGGACAAACACCTACGGGAAGCCGGATCACGACAACCATGCGAAGGCATTGGCCATGCTGCAGGAGGGCTATTACCTCATCGCTCTGATGAACAAAGGACTGTGGACTTCCAGCGGGCATTTCGTGGTGGTGTGGTGGGCAGACAACAAGATCCACATCAATGATCCGGCCAGCACCAGGAAGGTCAGGACTGAGGGCGATCCGGAGACTTTCCGGAGTCAGGTCAAATATTACTGGTGGGTGGATGCCCGCGCGTATAACCAGCAGAAGGAGGCTGAGGAGGACGTGACGCACGAAGAATGGATGCAGCATTGGTATGAGCTTCGCAAGAGCCTGCAGGACAACGACAGCAGCGCATACAGCGAGGAGGCCCGGAAGTGGGCGCAGAAGGTCGGCCTGATCACCGGCAACGGCACAGAAATCGACGGCGAGCCGAACTGTATGTGGGAGGATGTCCTGACCCGTGAGCAGTTCGCCACAGTGCTCTATCGCTTTGCGAAGATCATCGGCAAGGCATGACCATCAAGGTAACGAAAGGGAAAAAGCCGGAATACTCCAAGCGGCTGGTGTCTGACATCCGATCGCTGCTATGGGTGGTCACCGTGGGCGGTCTGCTGCTGGCTGCCTACTGCATCCACAGGGGCTACACCGGCTCCCTCCCCTGGCTGTCTGCTATGGTGGGCCTACCCTGGACAGCACACGGCGTTGTATGCTCGTTCTATTTGAACATGGCCAAGTCGGACCACCGCGCCGGCGGCGTGACCTTCGAGAGCGCAAAGGCAGCCAACTTCGAGAAGCCGGCCGGAAGTGAAAACAGCCCGGGTATTTGATGGCTCAGGCCCAGCGTCCACATCGGGGAAAACGGTGTGGACGCTGGGTTTTTGCTTGGGGTTTATTTGGGGTTTATTTCAACCGAAACCGGCCTAGATTAACGAAATGCCGCAAAATGCAAAAATCCAGAAAGCCTTACGGCACAGCACTTTGCGGACATTCACGGAAATTGACGAAACAAAACTATCATAATTCGTAATCAGCAGGTCATGTGTTCGAGTCACACCACCAGCTCCAAAAAGCATCGAAAACTTCGGTTTTCGATGCTTTTTCGTTGCAAAAATGCCAAAAACGGTGCGAGTCACAATGCGGGTCAAACGCTGACCCACA